AGTAAGGTTGCTGTTGACCCCATCCAATCTCGACAGTGAAATCACGTTCTTCCGCTAAATCAATAATTCGCGTATAATTTGTGTTATATTCATTTGTCAAAGGGTAACTGGGATCATAAGTAATCTTCAATCTTCCTTTATGAAATGCTGAGGCAACAATCTGAAATCGATACTTCATTGAGCCACGCCAATAACGGAAAGGCAAGGCAGCAAAACAACAAGCGGGCATATGATATTCCGTTTGACTACTTACGGTTAACTCACTCCATACTTGGGGATTAACCTCACAATTCCACAGTAATGTCTCTGTAGTATCAGCGACATCCCACGGAAAATTTGTGAGATAACTTTCCCTCATAGCAATAGATTTGAGTTCCATCTCATCTGTGCCATCTAAACCCATAGTTCTGGTATCCACCGTCAACTCCTGCTTCATGTCCAACGTTAATTTGTTAGACGTATCAGGGGCATTAGTATTGGCGAAATTGCCAAGATACGTGGGCTTATAAGGAATAATTTCTCCAGCATATGTAGGCCTGGAGAATCCAAATGTCCTAGCAATAGCAGCAATTGCGCTAGCTCCAATTTCTGTAGCTTTAGCATATGCTCCAATTACAGGTGCAGAAGTCAAAGCTCCTGCAGCTCTTGCTATATAACTTGCTGGTGTACTTACCATACCTGTTCCGTACTCATCAGCTTGTGGCCTATAAGGGTCTTGTTCTTCTACTTCGACCTTGTTACAGCACTTGGATTCAATCTCAAGTGTAGGACAAGGAATCTTGGACAAGCAAGCACCCGGAGTATATTCTCCAGCTTGCGCTGAAAGAGCTCCAGGTTCATTTGCAGTTGGTGTAGACATAACAACATCCTCAGCCCAAGCAAAAACGGAGACCGTAACGGAGTCTGAAGCTCCGTTGGCATGCTTCAAATTTTGCATGCCATGAATAAGGATGTCACCCATATCCCTCCAATCCTGGTCAGGAATATCCATTGCATTATACTGCCATACAAATGGCAAACACATGGTACCTCCCTGAGAATTGGTGGGATCCAAATAAATATGTGGTCGCTGACTAGCTTCCACGACATCCTCCTGGAAAAATGCTCGATCCTTGGTAAAACCATCATCATTGTGCAAAGGCACATATGAAGCAATGGCTCGACCGTAATGAAAACCGTTACCATTTAAAACAAACTTGACGCATAATTTACATCGTAACAAGTTGTAATTGGTAATACGGTTAATAACTCGATCATTCTCCCAGAAATCCTGCCAAGGGTTAAAGGTTTCAAATAAATTTGTACCTGTACCCCAGGAATAGGATTGAATTTTAATGGGACGCGAAAAGAAATTCTGCAAAGTATCATCGCCTGCATCAGCGGCTCCATAGGTAGCGTCTAGCTCCGAGCCAACATGATAATCAAAACCGGCATTCTGATCTGCAAAAGACAAAATTTCTTTCTGCGTTTTGGTATTTTGTTCATTTATTTTTACATTAAATCGTGAAGTAACTGATATATACAAATACTACTGGGACAGTCAATCCAGCAGCAAGGGTGCGGTGAGATTGGCGCTAGCCAACGCCTCCCCTAAATAGGGGTTTAGTTCGAGGACTGGCTAATATGTACAAAGCCTCGATGTAAATATTAAACTCACGGCACACGGTTACTTATTTACATCTGGTATCCATATATACATAGCTATTTTTAGCTTATTGTGCGCATAACTACGCACAGAGGGATGCCTTTAGGTGGCCCAACCTATGCTGCAGCGGCATGTGTAGGAAATGTAATTCCTGCCTGTTCCAATAATTCGGGGAGAATTTCATCAAATTCGAATTCATCCTCCATAGGCTCGGTGGAACTTTCATCAGAATATTCAAAAGCGTTTTGGCGCTCCAATCTAATTTCAGGCAGAACATTCACATCCAAATACTCCATTGCTCGCTGCATACGAGCCATATAATCAGCATTCTGATATAATTCCAATCGCGCACGATCGTATTCAGAAAGCTGGTATGGCTCATACAAATCTACTGGTGGTTCAGGTACATACTCTCCTGCCTGAACCTCAAAGGATTCTTCTTCTTCGGGTTCTTCTTCAATTACGCCACGAAGATATCGGTCTTTCCAATGCTCGACCTGATAATCAAAATCCTTATCCAGTTGGGTGCAAATGTGGTCAATATTAGAGCTCGCTGCAACTTCTTGCATTTGGGCTCGGCGGAATTCATAGGTCTCACGACCATGATTAAACCACTCACGTAATGCACCATCAATATTATCCGCCGCCAACTTCTCGCGTGTGTTTGCTTTTGATTTAAGATTTGAATGAAGACTCTTAAAAATAGAATCCTCATCAAGAGCTCCCATAATAAACCCAGTTTCGGGACAGAACACATTTTTCCTCTTAAGGAAATCTGCATCACAATCCTTCATAAACGGGGTTGGGGTAGACTCTTTATCAGGCATGGTGAATTTCATATCATGCTCTGCAAAGAATTTTGCCACATATAAATGATTAAAATCATCATGGCCTTTCTTCACAGAACCTTTAACATCATCACCATACGTCATCAACTTGCAAATGTCGCGGAAGTGCATTTTAGTCTGCAAACCTTTCAAATTGTAAAAAGCGCATCTGAACAACAAAGAATTGACAATTGAATTAATATACACTGTCAAATTCTGTCCAGAAGGATTAGATCCAATGTGCTGGATCAAATCGCCATTGTAAGCCATCACAGGATAACAAATGTCAGTAGCAATTCCTTGCATAATCTTGACATCATCGTCCGAATAGCCACACAAAATGGCAACATCAATCATAATTCGAAAGGCTGCAAACATCACCTGGGCTGGCATGCGGAGATCATATTTACTATAATCTCCAGCTAGAATGCGATCCTCACCAAAATGTTTCATATGAGCTCCGAGCTCAGACCAATCAGGTCCCATGCAGTTAACTCCAACTGCACACTCGGAAAGTGCTGGAAACAGCGAGAAAATCCTCGCAATTGGTAAGAAATACATTCTAGTCATCATTTGTAAAACAATGGGAGCAGCTTGGAAAACACGAACCTTGTCTTTCGTCAATTTAGTTGGTTCATCTTTCAAACAAGCTTTAAAGGCAGGGTAATATCTTTCACCATTCCTATAACCTTCAATAGCTTTATCAAACTCCTTCCAAAAAATGTCATCCAACTCTGCTGGACAATTAAAACCCTCAAATAAAGTGGGATCCAAATACGTTAAATATTTACGCTTGGCCCCACTCAAGGGATATCCAACGGAAGTATTGGGTGGCATCTTATCTACAAACTTCTTGCCATCAATACCACACACCGTTTCCATTCTCGTCAAAGGACGAGTATTTTCTCGCAGTGCATGGTATTCATTCAACAATCCATGGAAAGGGTATTCATAATCCTCTACAGCTCGTGTAAGAAGATCACCCTCAAATCCATGAGATGGATGACAGGAATGTTCTAATGATGCACGCCACGGATCACCCTTGCGAAATTTCGGTTTGCCCCATTTGTTAGGAACACCACACACTTTTTCAACATTCTTACTAATGTGTGATGTAACAACATCTGAAAAATAGGTTACACGTCCTTTACAAGATCCAAAAATCTCAATATTGGGCGTCTTACCATCAACAATAGGCAATTTTCGCAAAGGGCTTTTCTCATGAATAGTGGATCCCTCGAAGAACTGAACTCCATACTTCTCAGTCTCAAAAGTTCCTGAACTAACTCCAATAAGCACACCGGGTAGTGTCTGAAGGCGTAGCAAAGATTCATCAATTTGCTTTCTAATAATCGTGCCTCCACACCCCTTGGGAGTGCCTTCAATGCCACCTAAATGAAAAGCGGCAAAATAAGGAGATGTTGTTTCAGCAACTAATGGAGACATACACAATCCAACCTTGGTATTAAATTTCAAATCATATTTTCCACCAGGGAATTGTAAGAAGCCATTATTCACCTTCTGGGGCCTGAAAAGTGTGCCAGATCTATGCATTACACCCAAATCATCCTTCCACAAAAACTCACATGGAGTATTACTGGTAGGATATGATTGGGGAAAGAAATCTCGCAAATCTTTCCAAGAACCTCCATTAGGGATCCAAACTAAACTAGCGTCCATGTCTTCAATATCCACCGAATGCTTACGGGAAACATACGAATGGAA